CGCTGGCTTTAAATCAGTAAAATCCGCACCGTAAGTTTGCGCATTTCTGTAAAGATTGGCGAGCGTGTCGGTTGTTGGCAACTCACTAGAAGAATCATATATAAATCTTTTGGTGTGGCTATTCAATGGGTAAATAATATCAGCAATGGCGCTCTCTATCATTGCCCCACCCGATAGTCCTAATCCTATTTTTAGACCACTAACAACCACCGCTTGCCCATAAGTGTGGTTATATTTCGCTAAATTAGCTGAGAGAATAGTTAAATCATCTTGTCCAAAGATATCCGTTAAAGCAACAATATCTCCAAAGAACACAATCTGATATGAATATGGTTGTTCGAATTTTAAAGTAACGCCGTTCACTCGTAACTTCCCTGTTTTAAAAGTAACGCCATTTAATCTTATCTCGGCATTTATCTTTAGCCTGGCATCAAACCCATTGGTAATATCGGCGTTGTAATAATGTTTAAAAATACGGTTGTTCTTTTTTGAAGCCGGCACGTTAAATGGCAACGAAAAAACGGTAAACACTTTTGAAATATCCCGAACGTTTTGTATGCTATCATTTACAGATAATGGCTCATCTTTGAAAAAATCAACGCGCTCCGACCCGATGTATAACTGTACCTGCATTTATCTATAATAATTAATAATTGGATTTGCGACTTCTGCAACTATCGTATAATTGATTAAATCTTTCTTTAATGTGAATGTAGAGGTATCTATATTCACGGCATATCGGTCGTTATCATAGGTAATCCAAACCTCCTCTGATAAAAGCAGTTGTTTAAAAATCTCGTTAAAACTTTCAGGATAAAATCCACTATTTAATGTAATCTTACTTGTCATTTGAGTGTTATAAACACGCATCTCACGGCTCAATGCAGATATCCCACTTGAGGTTTTGATAACCCCTTTATAACTGCTATTTGTTTTTGTCAATGTCGTTGAATCATTGCCCGTAAATACAATATCTTGAAATTCCCCAAACTTATTTATAAAAGTTAGAAAATATGGCTCATAGCGCGTGTCTGGCAATATCTCAACTGGATAGGCTTTAGTGATGCCGTTTTGCGTTATCTGTACCTCATCTGTGCCATAAACAGAATCGAAATCATCATAGTACATTTTAAAAAATATCTTTGCAAAATCTCTGTTTTCAACAACCCCCCCATCTGCAATAACTCTATTTTCAAAATCATTGAAGTAGTTTGTAGAATTGACAAATAAGGCATTCGTTGATTCAATAGGTATCGCTTGGTTGAAATTAGACGTCAAAATAGTGGAATCTTTTAACGTAACACCTCGTCTTTTAAAGACAATTCGTGTGTCGGAATCCACGAATAAAGGAACCTTTACAAAACCATCTTTAGGTCTATAAAATTTTGCGTTTGAAAATGAGCCTATGTTGGTTGGGTTTAATCCGTCTTTCAAATATCCGTACCCCGCTATGGCTAGGAATTGATGGAACGCGTCTTTTGGTTGTGCAACGCCACTTATATATCTAGTTATTTGATAGTCCACCCAAATAGAACCAACTAAAAAATAAGTCAAATCTAGGTTGAGATAGCCAGCTATTAAGTCTGATATTTCAAAAGTAACTTCATTATTTACGGCGTTTTGTATTAACGTAAAAGTTACCGCCCCACGCGAAGTTGTTTGAAGTTCGCCATAAATGTAAATCTCAATAACGGCTTTTGTCAAATTAGCCTCTGATATCTCGACAAAAAATGGGCTTCGAACATTTATTTTATTAATTGCCATTATCTTTTATTTATAAATTTCTTAAAATCTGCAATATCCAAAGCATAAGCATTGACTATCTTCGTTGGTAAATTTTTAAAGGCGTTGACGTATGGGGTTGACCAAAAGTTAGTTGGCTTCAACCCTTGATAAAATATCCGCTTCTGCAACCAAAAACCAATAGTGTTATAATTACCTTTCGCAAACTGCCCCTTTTCATTCCTGAACCTTATATTCTTCCTTTTCGCCCACTCCGCTAACGGTTGCATCGGGGGCATTTTATCACGAAAGGAATATGGAGAAAATGGTGCTTTTTGCTTGCCATTTTTTACCTTCGTGGGGTCTGAACCTCGAACCCCCTTGTCTAAAAAGTTGGCAAAATAAGCCATGTATATCTTTAATAAAAAGCTATTCGGGGATTTCTTAACCTCCGCCTTGAATGAATTGTACAAACCTTTCGTTACGTTATGATTTTGACGCGTCAAATTTGCGCGCGCCTGCGTTATAACGTGCTTGGCAAATCTATTTAAAGCAACCTCAACTTCTGTCATAACATCAACATATCATTTTCAATCTCTACACTAAGGGTGCAAGTCCACCCGGCAACCGCACTGTCAAATCTATCTACAAAAGGGTCTAGCGAAGCCTCGCCTACAAGTTGTAACTTCAAACCTCCACGCTTCAACTTATCTAATAAATTGCTAGCGACCGATAGTTGGGTGTTGAAGATATAATCCTCACGGTCTTTTGAGGATAAATCCATAAAGATAATCGCCACTCTAAATATCCAAGTTGCCCCTGTATATTGCGCGTTTTCAACCATTAAGTGAGCCAACGGGAATATCGTTTGTTTCTTTAAATCAACATCATAGATATTGCCAACCGAAATGGTTTTTACAAATTTATCAGTTCTAAGTACTGATTTAATAATCTCAAGGGTGTCGTGATAGGCTTTCATTGTTCTTTTCTATTTCGTATGCTAATTTCATCAGGCAAGTATGGAGGGGAAGTTCCGTAATAGCTTCGTGTCGTAGAATATCTCCTCCGGCAAGCTCATCAAGTTCTCTATAACTACTCCATTTTTTTGCAAATGTTGTTTCAACTCCACATCCGACTTGATATAATTCAGGATACAATTCGACAAGTCTTTTGTTAAATTCCAAAAAAAAACTATCGCCCCAAAGACCACCGCGATAGGCATCTCTTTCATTTTCTCGCTTGTTTTTGCAGTCCCGGCATAAGGCTCAATAAGATAACTGTCAAAAGACTTCTTTATAATTGGTCTAAATAATACCGCCATTGCCCTATGCATAGTAGCCCAATCATTTATGTATTTCGTCAAATCTTTGTTTTCGCCATAAGTTATTTCGTGGAGGTTTGGTATCATCCCATATTCAACGCCGTTCATCGTGAAGCGCATCTGCAAGGGGGTTTCCTCTTTGAAAATATTTGTAAACTTTTCTAAATATCTTTCAACGTCAAAGCCTTTGAAGTTATCTACATTATTGACATTTAATAATATAGATAAATACCTCTCGGGATTATCATTTTCGGGCAATAATAATTTTTGATATTGCTCTAATTTTATATCGTTTAAGTTATCAGGAACATTTATTCTCATACTTATATAACAGTTTTTTTATCTTTTTGTCATAAAATTTAATAAACATAATAATTGCCAGCGTTGGGGTTGTCCAAATGGTAGATAACATTATATCGCAAGGCATCCAAAGCGTGATTCCAATCGTCTATATACAGTTGGCTTTTCTTATCCATATAAACATAATTATTCAACTCCTTTGCAATATTTTGCGAGTTTTGCTCAACAATCAAATCAAAATCTTGCACGCGTATCACTCCACTTTCTATTGTTCCCTTTTTTACAGGCATTATATTTACGCCTGTACTCTTTAAATCCTCAATCAATCTAGGCTCGGCACTATCGGCAACTATTAACTTGTTCCCCACTCTGTTCAATATCATTGTCGATAACTCTTGCGTCTTCAAACCATTTTGGTAAATATGTTCTTTGACGTATATTTTCTTTTTGGTTTTGTCAATGGCAACTTCTACCAAAGCATCGGGGTCGGTAACAAACCCAAAGTCCATACCGCAGGACGTTTGTAAGTTATCCGGGTTGAACGGCCCATAACTCCAATTTGGGTAAACAACGCCCTCCATTTTGTCAAGCCAACCCCCTAGATATTTATGAAAATAATTTTTAGGATTATTTTTTTTAGTTTCTCTTATTTTTTGTAAAAAACTTTCCGATAAATATCCTAACTTTTCGGCTATATGATAAGTTGTGTGGATTGCTTCAACTTGTGGATGATTTGAAATAATAACTTGATGACCTTCAATATTTATGTATTTTGAATTTCCTTCAATCCATCTCTTATAAATAAAATGTTCACGAGTTGTTGGATTTTGAATCCATATAATTCTATTTTGATTTACATTACTTCTAATGCTATCGTCAATATCATCAAATGTTTTTTCGTCTTTAAAATCTTCGCCTTCATCAATTATCCAAGTTGTTATTCCTGCCAATGATTTTAGGTTTGCTGTCTGGTCGCCTGAACTTGTTTTGATACCAGAAAACAATATAAAAGATCCTGTAAATTTATTTGTATATTTATTTCCAGACTTTATAAAATCCTGATAACTACCATTTAGTTTTATAGAATTTTCAAACTCTGGTATAATAGATTTTTCAGCACTAGCCATTGTATATCGAGTTACCAATATACCGTGATTTTTTTCATAACTTAAACGTGAAGCAAAGTCGTGTACTGTTGTAGATTTTAATGAAGCTCGCCCACCGGTAAGAAAAAAATATCTTTTTTTTGAAGTTATTAATGGTTTATAGGCTTTATGTATTTTTATTCCACCCATTCGATTGGCGAAATATTGATATCTTTGCCGTTGGTTGTTATATCTGTTTTGTTGACTTCAATATATCCCCTTTCTTTTCCTTTTGTTTTTAAGAAAAATTCTAACGCTGCCCTATCTGGTTTTTCTTGCCACGCAATGATTTTATCATTTTCTTCATCTTTTATAGGTATTCCAATCCTTAAAA